GCGCAGGGTCAACGCCCACGATAATGGGGGCGGACAGGTCTTTGAGCCGTGGCCGACGCATGGCTTCGTCAACGATTGAGCTCGAGATAAACTGATCATCACCGGCTGATGGAAAGTCACCGTAGACCTCAACCGCAGCTTGTGATGAATCGGCGCCATATTCGTCGATGATCTGCTGATACACCGCCTTGTCCGTGCCCTCGACCGTACGCGCGTCCACAATCTTGGTATTCCAAAAGTCACGCTTGGAGTTGTGGCATTCGTAGAAGTAGCCGGTGTTGCGCCGTGGGTTCGAGAACGCCAACCAAAAACGGTTGGGCGTGTTCTCTGTAAAGAAGCCCGCGGTCACCGCCCAAATGGCGTCGTCAATACCGGAGGCCTCATCAAAGATCACCATCACGCCGTCGTAGTTGTGAACCCCTGCGTACGCATCAGGGTTCTCGCTTGACCAAAGCCGTCCTTCCACCGACCAATAGCGTGTGCCTTTCTTTAGGTCACGTTCGACTAACTCGGTAATCCACTTGGCGGGCATGAGCCGTGTGGCGGACACCTCAAACCAATGTGAGTTAAGTGACATGGCAAGCCACTTGGTAATCTCCGCCCAGGTGACCGATCGTAGCTGCGACTCGCTGTTGGCTGAAATGATGGTCGTCGAACCAATCCGTGTGGAAAGCATCCACAGCGTTAGCCATGACACTAAGGCAGACTTGCCAATACCACGCCCAGAAGATGTTGCCATCCTAAACGTGTCAAAGTCGATCTTGCCGCCGTTCTGCTTAATGTGTGCGGTCAGGTCAGACAGGACTTCGCGCTGCCACTTGCGGGGGCCGGTGAAGTTTTCGAGCGGCGTACCCTTCTGACCCCAGGGGAACGCATACAAAACAAAGGAGAGAGGATCGTCTTTAATCTTAGGTGCCCAGAGGCGGCTCATTAGAGCCATCTCTTCGTCTGGTGAGTAGAGGGGGGTTTGCATGAGGCTAATTGTAAATGAAGAAATAATAATAAAAAATAAATTTTTGGGGTGAACCCTCCGCTAGCTAGGGCTCCCCGCAGGGCTCCCCCCCCCTACCCCTGTGCCCTTAGGATTTCTTAGCCCTGCCCTGCCAGCCTAGTTGTTGGACAACTTACATCTCTAGTTGTTGGACATCTGTCATTTAGTTGTCCAACGACTAGATGTCCAACAAGCTAAGACGTCTTGTTGCGGCGCAACATATTGCAATGCAACATTCACAGATCGAGCATTGTGCGATGCAACATCGATATATTGATTTATTGTGAGGTATTGTGAGCATTGTGCTCAATTGTGTGATATTGTATTTATTCTTACTTAACCCGATTTAATCGAACAAGGTATATATCATGACAAAGTCACAATTAAAACGCGCAGTATCTAGTATCAAAATATCAGTCACTAGCAAGTTAGACGGGATCCGCAGTTGGTCACTTCAGGCGCTAGATACTTGCCCGGGCTCTATTGCTTCTCCCGGTGAGCTAGTCGATGCGTGCCGCGGATGCTACGCCACTACAGGAAATTATCGTTTCGCCAACGTCAAAGCGCCACGCGAGCACAATAAAATTGACTGGCAGCGCATAGAATGGTCGGATGATATGGTTGAAGCTTTGCAGGCCGATGATCATTTTCGTTGGTTTGACTCTGGCGATATGTACACTCTTGCACTCGCTGAGAAAATTCTAGACGTTATGATCCGCACCCCGTGGGTTAAGCACTGGCTCTCCACGCGTATGCATAAATTTCCTAAATTTAGGCGCGTACTTGAGCAAATGGCAGCGTTACCCAATGTATCCGTACGCTTTAGTTCAGACAGCGTTACAGGCGCCTATACAAAAGGGCTGCATGGTTCTGTAATCATCCCCACGCCAGCAGATGTAAAGCGCGGCATGAAGCTTTGCGAAGCTTATGCAAATGACGGCAAATGCTCGGGATGTCGCGCGTGTTATGACAAGAAAGTGAAAGTAATCGCTTATCCAGCGCATGGGGTAAGTATGCATAAAGTTATCCGGATAATTAAATTGGAGAAATCAGCATGAGCGATCAAATGCTAACCCTGCTAGCCGAATATAGCGCTTTGCGCTTTGGATGCGAGAAAGCGCTAGAGTTATTAGAAGATCCCGACGCTAGCGCGTTTGATGCGGATAAAGTTATCCGGATATTAAAAACCATATTGGAGCCACAAAAATGATTTTACTTGTTTGGCACGTCAGAATTGAAGGGATCCCTTTTGATCGTTATGCCACGTTTGAAAGCCTTGAAGACGCGCAACAAGGCTATGCCAACGTATTAGCAGATCCCTGTACTTATAGTGCATCTCTTTGCAAACCCTTTCAATCAACCGAACCCCATTATTTGGATAACTAACCATGTCAGAGAAAATTCACGCCACTGTTGCAGCATTGCTAATGAGCATTGCTTTTCTACTTTCCCTTTACTTGTGAGATCCACAATGACAATTTCACTCGTTGCCGCGGCCATAGTCATACTTGCAATACTAGTCTTCGATTTATAACCACTCTAAAACGCATCAGAACCCGCTTAGGCGGGTTTTTTTACGCCCCCTATACACTCACCCTCAATTACCCCTAAAATGCGCTAACGTGTATCAGGGACAAACCATGTCACAAGTAATTGAAAAGAAAAGAAGAGGATTGCATAATCTTGCTTACACCGAGCGCGAGATATGGCCTCAGATCCTCGAGCGCATCTCAAGCGGTCAAAGCTTAGTAGGTGCCGCTAAATCGCTTCAGATCCCCTATGCTCAAGCTAAATATCACTTGCGACAAAACGAAGATTTAAAAAAGAAGTATTACTTAGCCATAGAAGAGCGTGGTGATTATTTAGCAGATGAGCTAGTTGATCTTGCCGATGAGATGCCACCACCAGACCTTGATCCCGCTTTAATCAACGCCTGGGTGAATCGTCAACGGTTACGCATTGATGCACGTAAATGGTCAGCCGCCAAATTACGTCCAAAAATGTGGGGCGACAAAATTGATGTATCTGTGACTCATACTCAAATATCAATCACTCAGGCCCTACAACAAGCCGAAACTCGGCTCCTAGATAACGTGACTGATATCACCCCAAATGATCCTAAATCTACAGATTAACGGTATTAACGGTATTAGCAGTATTTAGCAGTATTATTAAAATCTGTATACGTACTGCTAACCCCCTAGGGTTAGCGGTACAGGCACTGTATCCTTTAGGAATACCGATACCGCAATACCGCTAATTTTTGCTCACTTTTTAAGCAAATTAAAGAATTAGCGGTATGGGCACATTTAATCCCCATCTGACTCTTTTTTGTACGATTTAGGCATCACATAACCCGAATCATGGCGACCTGCACGCTTCTCAATTGGGCGCGGAAAAGGCGTATAAATAGCGTTAATCAAGCCACGCGCAACCATAGCGTCAATCAACTCAAGGGCGGTGTTTTTTGAACCCCCTATCCGCTCGGCTAATTCAGACTTGGTGTGATATTCAGTTCTACCAAGTACATTTAGTGCCGATATCACTACCTCTTCTTTTTGCTTCATAAGCAATTGTCGCGCGGCTAGGTCGGCATCTTTTCGGTTCTTTTCTTTAACCTTTGCTATCTCACTTTTACCCCCAGCTTCAACGATTTCAGGCACCCCATGGATTAGGGTTTCGGTTATTTTGTTGCCCAGGATGTCATGGGTTTGAATCACGTTAATGCTTGCGCCAAACAGGATCCCGTCTGCGCGGGCAAAGAATCGATGCTTGGCAGATACGATCTCAAGCCACCGCTTACCGTCATCTTCTTTGATCATGTACATGACTTGGTTAGCGTCAGCCTCCCAAGCGCCTGCCCCCCTGGCGCTGAAATCGACCACATCGGCGCGTTTGAGTGCTTTGGCAATATGCCCAACCAACACAAGTGGGATGCCCCTGAACTTCTGTTTTAAGACTGCCATGGCGCGTCCGACCTCGCTGTTGTCGGACTCATTTTCAAGATCAAATACGCTGTTATTGGTATCAAACACTACAACGGGGTTAGTGCGGTATACCTCACCGTCAGCACTGATGTTATCAACTGCCATGGTTTCGTAAAATGGTGCGACTTGGGCGACTATCTCGGGGGCTAACCGTGCTGCGGCGACAACCTTGATCCATTCGGACACCTCTTTAGCGCTGTGGGTGCCAAAATGCCCTGCCTCACGCATGGAGCGCAAAATACGCAATGCTTGTTTAGGATCCTCAGATACCCAGATCAACTTACGCCTAAGTAGTGGTTTAAGGGGATCGTCTGGGTCACATAGATGGGTGACACGGGTAAGGAGGGGCAACAATTGAGTGGTCTTGCCCGATGCTGCTGAGCCAACCACCAACACCACGCCTGCTTCCATAATGCCGTCTAACACGTACTCGGTGGGGGGGATATTGTCTAGATCGTAATGTACGAAGGTTGATAAGGGGTGAGGCAATTGCTCACGGATCAAGTTCTCGGCTGCGGCATCCCCAAGTGCTGCGGAGGCGCCGATGTCATGCTCGGGGGCGTAGCGGGCGATACTCTCGGCAATACGCTTAACATCGGACGCGGGTAACGGGATATCGCACCGCTCGGAGTTCGCTGCGCTAATGGCTGCAAATATTTCGCTGCTTGAGAAGCCATTACGACGCATAGAACCCGCCATAGACGCCAATCCCGCATTGCGATTACCAGTGATCAACTCACCATCTGTTGCCGTCACAATGACTTTGCGTACTGCCATCGCTGCTAACCACGTTTCTGGTATCGCAAAGGGGCTAATCCCGTCTGTAGGATCGCCGGACGCCTCCCATGCGTACTCGCGATCATTAACACTTGACGGAGTGACAACAAAATACCGACCATTGGCTAGAAAATCAACGCCACGGCGCAACTCACAACTTTTTAGATTTTCGCGGGCTTGGGCGATGTAATGCTGCCCGCCTCCCGCAGTCAGTTGGCATATTCCGTCAGGTACGGCGCCATGCTCTGCCGTAAAATCATCCCAAGATTCGCTGCCACCGTTTCTAGGGTCGATGTCAAACACCACAATACCGCTCTTTTCACCTGCGGCGATCCCGATATTAAAACTTGGGTTCTGCGCCCACCAGGCTTTGATCTGCTCCGGATCAATACTTGCATCATGCACCCCATGGGCTGACGCTGGGCGCTTATCGTTTGGAATCAGCGGTAGGACGTGCCAACCCCAAGACGCATAGGTGAGTGCGGCCTCTAACTTTGTTGTTGTTGTCATGGGGAGGCTCATGGTTTGGGATCAAAATACTCAGACAACTTTTTAATTACTTCATAGGAAGGATTCTTGTTTGCACCGTTTTTGATGTTCAGCAAGGTGTTGTAATGCACCCCCGCCAACTCCGCAACAATAGGCACCGACCTGTCGTGCATCAACTCCCGAATCTGTTCAATCGTCAACATTTTTGCACCTTTTTAAATTAAATTGAATTATCTTGTTGACACAATAACATTTATCGTGCAATAATTCAATCAATCGCTAAACGGATCCCCAACAAGCGATCAACTTAGGAGAGCCACATGGCTATCAATCTTAGAAGCACCAAAGGTTTACACGCAAACGGCGTGAAGTTACTTGTATACGGCAATGCGGGTTCAGGCAAGACATCGCTTATCCCTACCCTGCCAAACCCTGTTGTGTTTTCTGCTGAAGGTGGATTGTTGTCGATCGCTGATGCAGACCTGCCTTTTGTCGAGGTGTCATCTTACGACACCCTAATGGAAGCGTACCGCTGGGTGACCGAGGCTGACGAAGCAAAACAGTTCGAGTCGATCGCACTTGATTCGATTTCAGAGATTGCCGAGGTGGTGTTGAACCATGAGAAGAAAATTGCAAAGGATCCTCGCCAAGCTTATGGCGCCATGCAAGAGCAGATGTATGACATTATTCGCGCGTTTCGCGATATTGATGGCAAGCATATATATTTCACGGCGAAGTGTGAGAAAACTGCTGATGAGTCGGGGCGCATTCTTTACGCACCGTCAATGCCTGGCAACAAGACTGGTCAGGCGTTGCCGTACTTCTTTGACGAAGTGTTGGCATTACGCGTTGAGAAAGATGCGGAAGGCGTGGCACAACGTGCGTTGATGTGCGATAGCGACGGGATTTGGCAAGCCAAAGATCGCTCGGGCAAGCTTGACACTTGGGAGGCGCCAGATCTTAGCGCCATCATTGCAAAGATTGGGGGTTGATTATGGAAGACATAGACAAAATTGTTGAAGCGCTTGAATTGTTTTTAATTGCGCCAGGCGTTTCAAAAGAAGAGGCGGAAATTGTTTTTAATGCTTTGATGTCTGCATTAAGAATTAGACAGACAAACCGTCTTGATGTAACCAAACTTGTTAATAAGGTTTTAAGCAATTATCGGAAAGACGTTTTTGATCTTGTGATTAAACATGGTGGAAACGACAATCTTGTCAACGCAATTAATGAATGGAAATTTAGAGAATGAACATTTATCAACAATGGATTGACGCAAAAGACGCTGAGAAGACCGCAATTGAGTGGCGTCGCGGGATCGAAGACCAACTGGTTGCAGACTTGGGTATTGCTAAGACGTTGGACGGCACCCAAAACGTCGAGGTCGAGGGCTATAAGGTCAAGATCGTTGGTCGCCTTGACCGCAAAGTGAATTCAGACAAGTTACAAGACTTGGCTGCTGAGTTTGGTTTGACTGAACACCTGTCGAGCCTGTTTAGGTGGAAGCCTGAGATCAATGCCTCGGCATGGAAATCAGCAGACCCACGCATCACCGAGCCGTTGCTTGATGCAATCACAAGCACCAACGGTCGCCCATCTTTCACAATCACTAAGGAATAAACATCATGGAAAACCAACATCGAAAAATAGAAGGTTATCGGGAATTAAACGAAGAAGAGATTGCATTGATGAACATGATTAAAAGTACTGGCAAAGCAATGCAAGTAATCATTTCACAATTGCAAGGTACTCAGGATATTGACCAACGGTGGGTGAGTATTGGTCAAACTGAGTTGCAAAAAGGTTTGATGGCATTGACTCGCGCTGTTGCAAGACCAACCACTTTTCAATTTTAAGGAATAAACATCATGGCACAGTTAAACGAAACCTTCAGCGTTGACGCACTTCCCGTATCCGAGCGCAATTTTGAGCCTTTGCCTGCGGGTTGGTATACCGCGGTGGTCAACGGTGCAGAGATCAAAAACACCAAAGCCGGTACGGGTCAATACATTGCCGTGCGCTATGACATCACCGGCCCAACGCACCAGGGCAGGGTTGTCTTTGGCAACCTGAACATCAAAAACCCAAACCCCAAGGCCGAAGAGATCGGTCGCCAGCAACTCGGCGAACTTATGCGCGCAATTGGACTGTCAACTGTGCAAGACACAGATCAGTTAATTGGCGGTCAGTTGATGATCAAGCTGGACGTGCGCGAGTCTGAGCAGTATGGCGCGTCCAACGACGTCAAAGGGTTCAAATCTAATGGCTCGGCGCCACCCAAAGCCGCGCCAGTAGCAGCAAGTACTAAAGCAGCACCACCTTGGGTTAAAAAATAAGGAGTTATGAACGTGATTGATTTAAACCTAACCGTAGCAGAAGTTAATTCGATTATGGCAATGTTGGGTCGCCAACCTTACGAACAGGTTGAGGGCTTAATTGCCAAGATCCGTGCCCAGGCGTTGCCGCAGTTGCATAAAGAGTAAAAAAAATGCCCCTGACCTTACGGTTGGGGGCATAAAACTAAGGAGATACCATTGAAGATACCGGAGTCAGAGTACACCATTTCAGCCCTAATTGACAAGCACCATGAGTCAATTCAGGGTGAGCCACGCCCCCACATGGGTGCTAGCGTACTTGGCCATGTCTGCGACAGATGGCTATGGCTATCGTTTCGCATGGCTGTGGTCGAAAGGTTCCCTGGGCGCATCTTGCGCTTGTTTAGGCGGGGCCAAGAAGAGGAAGCCCGAGTTGTGTCCGACCTGCGCGCAATCGGCATGGACGTACAACGCACGGGTGAAAACCAAAACAGGGTTGACTTCGGTTGCCACGTTAGCGGCAGCATGGACGGGGTGATTGAGTCAGGGGTGCCCGAAGCGCCCAAAACGCGCCATGTCTTGGAAATCAAGACCCACGGCAAGAAATCGTTTGATGATCTTGAGAAGAACGGGGTAGAGAAATCAAAGCCACAGCACTATGTTCAGATGCAAACCTACATGATGGGTGCGAGTGTTGACCGTGCCTTGTACTACGCCATATGCAAGGATGACGATCGTATCTACACCGAGCGGGTCAAATTAGACAAAGCTGTGGCACAAAAGGCGGTAGAGCGCGGGCATCGCCTAGTCAAAGCCGATCGTATGCCACCACCCATTAGCACCGACCCGACTTGGTTTGAGTGCCGGTTCTGCGCAGCGCATGAGTTTTGCCACAAGACACAACTGACTAAAGAAGTGAACTGCCGCACCTGTACCGCTAGTACCGCTCGAGAAGATGGTACTTGGCATTGTGAGCAATATGACGTGACGCTTGATTTCGATAACCAAAAGCAGGGTTGCGAGGCGCACGTTCTGCACCCTGACTTAGTGCCGTGGCAACATAAAGTTGAGGCCGGAAAAGTTATTTGGATAACACCCGAGGGTGACGTTAAAAACGGCGTGAGCGACTGGGAAACCTTTACAAGTCGTGAGATTGTGGCGAATCCCAAAGCCTGTGCAAGTGACGATAAGTTTATTGCCGAGGCGCGTGAGATATTTGGTGCGAAGGTGGTGGGATGAGATACGGATCAGTATGTTCAGGCATTGAGGCTGCTACGGTTGCTTGGGATTCGCTTGGTTGGACACCGCAATGGTTCAGCGAAATTGAGCCTTTCCCATCAGCCGTGCTTGCCCATCATTACCCTAACGTGCCGAACTTTGGCGACATGACTAACTTTAAAAATTGGACGCTTGATGACACAACAGCTATCGATGTTCTCGTTGGAGGAACTCCCTGTCAATCCTTTAGCGTTGCCGGACTTAGAAAAGGATTGGAAGACCCTCGTGGCAACCTCATGCTTACCTATCTTGCCATTGCTAACAAGTATCGCCCCAAGTGGTTGGTTTGGGAGAACGTCCCCGGCGTGTTATCCAGTAACGGAGGAAACGATTTTGCCTCCTTTCTTCGAGGGTTGGGCGAACTCGGGTATGGGTTCGCATACCGAGTTCTTGACGCTCAGTACTTCGGAGTGGCCCAGCGA